GTCCGAGGACATCAAGCCCGAGGTCGTTGAAGCCGCCGTCGAGGCGCCCCAGCCGACCGCCCCCATCTACGCCGCCGCCAAGAAGGAGTTCAAGCTCCCGTCCGCTTCCGAGTGGATCGCCGCCGCCCTTGAGGGCGGACATCGCTGGCACCAGATGAACGAGAACATCCGCGCCGCCGCGCCCGACGTCACCACGACCTCGAACGACGGCGTCCTGCCGGAGCCGATCGTCGGCCCCGTCTACAACAACTACCTCGGCGACCGCCCCGTCGTTGACGCGTTCGGCGCCAAGGCCATGCCTGGCACCGGCAAGGTGTTCATCCGCCCGTCGGTGTCGACCCACACCTCGATGGCCGCTCAGAGCTCCGAGCTCGCCACGCTTCAGAGCGGCGAGTTCCAGGTTCAGGAGAACCAGGTCACCAAGTCGAGCTACGGCGGCTACGTCACCGTGTCCGAGCAGGTTTCGGACTGGTCCAGCCCCGAGATCATCGACCTCATTCTTCAGGACATGGGCCGCGTGTACGCCTCCACCGTGGACAACGTCGCAGCTGACGCCCTCGTCGCCGGCGCTACCACGACCGGCAACTTCACCGCCGCCAGCAAGGGCGACGCGACCGAGTGGCTGTCCTGGCTGTACGCGAACGCCGCGTACATCTTGGAGAACGCCGGCAACGGCGGTCACCTCCCGACCCACATGTTCGTTTCGGCGGGCAACTGGGAAGCGCTTGGCAAGCTCGAGGACGGTTCCGGCCGCCCGCTGTTCCCGCAGGTCGGCCCGATGAACGCCTTCGGCACCACCTCGCCTAGCACCTCGAACTTCGTCGCCTTCGGCCTTCAGGTCGTCGTCGACACGAACTTCGACAACACCGGCAACGGCACGCTGATCCTCGGCGACACCACCGGCTTCGAGATCTTCGAGCAGACCAAGGGATTCCTCCGTGTCCAGGACGCCACCGTCCGCGGCACGAACATCTCGTGGTTGTCGTACTTCGCGACGCTCATGCTCGACGCCGACCGGTACGTCAAGGCCGCGTTCGTCTGATCCTCCCCCTGAGACACCTGCATCATGGCTAGTTACACGATTACGCACCTCACGCGGGTCGATAACTATGCCGTGGTGCAGGTGCTCGAGGACACAGAGATCGAGGTTGGCCAAGAGATCGTCATCTCATCGGCCTCCGACGCCACGTTCGACGGCACCCACACCGTCATCAGCACCGAGCCATACGAGCTCATCGACATTACCGACGAAGGCGACCTCGTTTTCGACTGGGATGTCTACTACCCGAACCAAGCCATCTTCATCGACGCTGGCGACGACGTCGAGCGCGACACCGCGACCGGAACCGTCACTTACACGACGACATGCAGCTGGATTGACGCCGACGACATCACCGAATGGCTCGGCGTCGAATCAGCAACCGCGAACGACACCGCGTTCATCGCGACCTGTGTCGCCGCGGCCAACGCCTGGTGTTACCGCCGTCGAGCATCGGCCGGCTATTTCGACAGCTTGTCAACCGTCCCTGACGGCTCCGTCAAGCTCGGCTGTGTCATGTATGGGGCTACGTTGTACCGTGAAAGAGGCTCAGTGGACGGCTATGCCTCGTTCGACGCGATGGGGACCACTCAGCCGATCGCGTCCTACGGCCGCATTTTGCAGCTTCTCGGCGTCGGTAGACCGCAGGTGGGCTGATGCCTGCCTCCGGAATCTTCATTAGCGCGATCGCCCAGATCAAAGCCGCCGTCACCGCGCTCGGCTACAAGCCGGTCACCGACCCGCGCAACGCCCGCCCGCTCACCGTCTTCATCGAAATGCCGACGTTCAGCGGATTCAACACCAACATCGCCGACATGACGTTCACGCTCCGTGTCCTCGCACCGCCACCTGGCAACCAAGACGCGACGAACTGGATCCTGACCGCCGTCGACGCCATCCATGAGAGCGACGACATCGCCGTGACCGCCGGCACGCCGTCCATCGCCCTCATCGGTGAGCAACAGCTCCCCGCCTATGATCTAACCGTCCGGCTAGCAACAAGAAGGAACTGACCCAATGGCAACCACCGTTGTTCTCAACCAGGCCACCCTGACCGTCGACTCAGTCGACTTCAGCGACCAGGTCTCCACCATCACCGTCACCGAGAGCTACGAAGCGCTCGAATCGACCGCGTTCGGCGATACCGCCCGCAAGTTCGTCAAGGGACTCGGCAACCACGAAATCTCCGCCACCCTGATGATCGCCTACGGGAGCAGCGAGGTCGAGGAGAAGTTCAACAGCCTCGCCGGCACCACGTTCGACGTTGTCGTCACCCCGACGACTTCCCCGACGGCTAGCGTCTCGAACCCCGCCTATACGCTCACCGGCTGCTACCTCGAGTCCGTCACCCCAGTCAACGGCGGTGTCGGCGAGCTGCCGACGATGGACGTCGTGTTCCGCGGCGGCGCCCTCACCCGCGCCACCAGCTGATCTAGTTCATCCTCAAACAAAGGAGCCCCGACATGAACCTCACGATCCGCATCGACCTCGGCGACGGCCCACAGGACATCCAAACCAACCTGTGGGCTGTCGTCGCATGGGAACGGAAGTACAAGACCAAAGCGTCACAAATGGCGACCGCGGCCGGCATGGAAGACCTCGCCTTTTTGGCGTATGAAGCCATGAAGGGCCAAAAGATGGTCGTGCCAGCCGTGTTCGACGACTTCATCAAGAAAATCGTCAGCCTCGAGGTCGTTGGAAGTGACGAGCGCCCTACCCAAGGGGAACCAGAAGACGCCAGCTAGCAGAACTGCTGGTCGCTGTCTCCTGGTGGCCCCCACACATCGAGTTCGATCTCAAAGACCTGAACACCGTGGTCGATGTGATCGAGGAACAGAAGAAAGCCAATGGCAGGCGTTAGCGCAAAAGTCGAAGTCAACGGGCTAGCCGACACACTTCGCACCCTGCGCCGAGTCGACCCTGACCTGCGCAAGACCACGATCAAGCGTATGAAACTGGCCGCGAAGCCGATGCAGGCCGAAGCCAAGAAACTGTTTCCAAGCGCGTCACCGCTGTCCGGCTGGGGCAACTGGCGCGGCGGCTACGACGGCGCCACCGTAAAACGCAACGTCAAAGTTTCGTTCAAGGGATCGAAAGCCCGCAACAGCGACGTCATCCCGCTCCTCACCCTCCGCCAAACCTCCGCCGCCGGCGTCATCTTTGACATCGCTGGCCGCAAGAGCTCCGGCAACAGCCCGTCCGGCCGCGCCATGATCGCCCGCCTAGATCGCTTCGCTCCGGCCTCGAGGGTGATGTGGCCGACCGCTGAACGGCATATGCCGGAGGTCGTCCGAGGCGTAAGATCGGCTATTGACGATATGAGCCGAGAAATCAACCAGGAGCTGCGCTAATGGCAATCAATGTCCCAATCGTTAGCGAGTTCAATAACCGTGGCCTGAAGAAGGCCATGTCTGAGTTCAAGCGGCTCGAAACGACCGGCCAGAAGACCGCGTTCGCCCTCAAGAAAGCGTTCGTACCAGCCACAGCTGCGCTCGGCGGCTTGGCCGTGGCCGGCGCCAAGATGGTCGCCGCTGGTGAACAGGCCGCCACCGCTAACGCCCGCATCGAGCAGATCGCCACCTCGATGGGTCTGTTCGGCGACCAGACCGGCAAAGTCACCGACCGGCTCGTCAAGCTCGCCAACGAGCAGGCCCGCCTCACTGGCGTCAACCAGAACACCATCAAAGAGTCCCAGGCGCTTCTGCTCACGTTCAAGGACATCGCATCGAGCGCTGATGAGGTCGGAGGAGCGTTCGACCGCGCCACACAGCTCACGCTCGACATGGCCTCGGCTGGCTTCGGATCTGTCACCGATAACGCCAAGCAGCTCGGCAAAGCCCTCAACGATCCGATCGCCGGCCTGACCGCGCTCCGCCGTTCCGGCATCCAGTTCACCGAAGCCCAAAAGGACCAGATCCGTACCCTCGTCGAATCTGGCCGCGTCCTCGAGGCGCAGAACATGATCCTTGAGGAGATCGAGAACCAGGTCGGCGGCACCGCCGAAGCGACCGCGAACTCGACCGACAAGATGAAAGTCGCGTTCTCGCAGGCTTCCGAGTCGATCGGTATGGCGCTCCTGCCCGCCGTCGAAGCGCTCGTCCCCATTCTGGTCAAGTTCTCCGAGTTCGCCGCAGACAACCGCGACATCATCATCGCCGCTGGCGCCGCCATCGCCGGCCTGTCAGCCGCCATCGTGGTCGCGAACATCGGCATGAAGATCTACACCGCGACCACCACGATCGCCACGGCGGCCCAATGGGCGTTCAATACCGCGGTCGGCGCGATCGCCCTGCCGATTGTCGCAGTCGTCGCATTTACCGCCGCGCTGGTCGCCCTTGAGCGCGCCAGCGAGAAAGCCAGCCGCACGTTCCGAATTCTGCTCCCTGGCATCAACGGCATCTCAGACGCGATCACGTTCCTGCAAGGCCAGACCGAGGACGTCAACGAGGAATGGGCCGCATTCAACCAAACCATCGACGAAGGCCGGCGGGCCGCCGGCAACATGTACCCCGAGATCGATAGGACGGCTAGTTCGGTTGACGACTTGATGACCGAAGCCGTCGAAGCCACCAAAGCGCAGCTCGAGCTCGCCGGCTCAATCAACCAAGTATTCGAGGAAGTCAAAAAGATCAACCCTGAGCTCGAGGCAATGTTCCGACACCTCGATACCCAGGACGACATGGAACGGCTTCGTGACAGTTTCGACCGATACAACGAAGTTCTCGGCGATTCCACGGCCGACGTCCGCGACCTCGAGGAAGTCCAGCGCGAACTGACTCGCGAAATCCTCAACACGTTGGACGCCCACGGCCTGCTCAGCCTGGCACTCCAAGACGAGCTACTAATCAAAATCAACACCGGCCAACTTGATCGCGCCTACGACAGCGCCCTCCGAGTGCTCGACGCATTCCAAAAAGTGCAAGCCGTCAGCGCCGGCCGCACGCCATCGACCTACATCCCAACACCTAACGAACTGTCATTCCGCACCGGAAACGTGCAAACGATCGACGTTCGGCCCACCGGCACCGCCACCCGCGACCTCACCAGCGGCCAGCTCCAAAACGTCACCGTCAACGTGTCAACGATTAACCCGACCCAAGAAGTCGGCGAAGCCGTAGTCACCGCGATCCGTAACTACAACCGCACCAGCGGCTCAGCCCAAATCGGAGTCAGCCGGCTGTGAGCACCGCCGTCGTTCAATCGGGCGACTACACGCTCGAAATCGACACCGGCGCACCCGTCAGAGGGTTCCGGCTCGATGACGCCGTACGCGGCGTTCTAGACGGCACAGAGTTCGTTCTAGACGGCCTCACCGACTTCGCAGACGTCACGGACGGCGCTCGGAGCATCCGGATCAAACGCGGCCGACGCGACATCGCCGACCAATTCTCAGCCGGCTCGATGAGCTTCGTCCTTGATGACACCGCGGCCGGCGGCGTGTTCAACCCGTTCGCGACCGATTCACCGTATTACGACCCAACTAACGACAAACCAGGGCTAGCGCCGATGCGTCTGGTGCGTCTGTATCGCGAATCCGAGCTGCTGTTCGTCGGCCGCATTACCGATTTCGACTACGACTTTGGACTCGATGGCGACGATTCGGTCACCGTCACCGCATCCGATGACTTCTATCTGCTCGCACAAACCGTCACCGACGACCACACCACAAGCAAAGAACTGAGCGGCGCCCGCATTGAAGACATCCTCGATCTGACCGAGGTGAACTATCCGACCGGCGCCGCCAGGTCGATCGCGACCGGCACCGTCGAGGTCGGAGGCGGCGGCGACTACAACGTCGACCTCGGCCAAAACGTCCTCGACTATTTGCGGCTCGTCAACGAAGCCGAACAGGGCCGGCTGTTCATCAACCGCGAGGGCGTGCTCGTGTTCGAGAACCGGATCGGCGCCACCTTGTCCGCACCGGTGGCTGATTTCCATGACGATGGCACGAACTATCCGTACCGCGGCGTCGACATCTCGTTCGGCGCTGACAAAGTCGTCAATCTGGTGTTCGTGCAAACGATTAATAACAAGAACAAAACGGCATCGGACGCCGCCAGCCAAGCTGAGTATTTCGTTCAGAGCCGCGCCATCACGGCGTCACTTCTTGACACCGACGCCGACGCCCAAGATCTCGCCGACTACCTGTTGAACCCTGAGCCGGAAGCCACGTTCACCGCGATCGAGGTCGCGTTCGCGCAGCTCTCCGATGCCCAACGGGACGTCGTCGCCACCATTGACGTCGGCGACACCATCACCATCGAGAAATCGTTCCTGAACGGCGGCGTCGAAACCGAGCTCGCCCAGGAGCTCGCCGTGGAAGGCGTCGAGCATTACATCGACTATCTCGGCGGCCATGTCGCCAGGTTCTACACAAGCCCCACAACGATCGTCTACGAACTGATCCTCGACGACGCCACATATGGTGTTCTCGACGCACTCAATGTCCTAGGATAAGGAGCACCTATGGGAGCAAACGCCCAAACATCCGTGCCGGCTTTCACGGCCGGCCAAGTGTTGACTGCGGCGCAAGTGACGCAGATCAATACCGGCATCCCCGTATTCGCATCGTCGACCGAGCGTGACGCCGCGTTCGGCGGTAGCGGAGAGAAGACGTTGGCCGAGGGCCAGATGGCCTACCTTGAGGACACCAATGTCACCCAGTATTACGACGGCAGTTCTTGGGCGGTTGTTGGAGGCGCTGGCCCTGGTCTGGTGTTGCTGGATCAGACGACGGTCGGTTCTGCTGTGTCGTCCGTTGCAGTGAGCTCTGTGTTCTCGGCGACCTATGACAACTACATGATCGTGGTGCGCGGGATCATCGGCAGCAGCAATACGTTGCTCGGCATGCGGTTTGGTGCAAGCGCAACCAGCTATTACGGCGCAAAACGCAACATCACCCAAGCCGGTGGCCTCAGTACGGACACGGTTAGCAACTTGGCACAGTTTTACATCGGCAACGTGTTGACCAGTCAAACCAGCATGAGCTCTGTCTGTTACGTTTCCTCGCCCTATCAGACCGACGAAACTGCCGCCCACGGCACATTCGCGCGAGCCGGGTTCGGCGGCTATTTCCAAGCCGCACAAACCGTCTCCGCGTCCTACACAGACTTCACAATCCTCCCCGCAAGCGGCACCATTACCGGCGGCACCATCTCGACGTATGGACTGGTGAACTTATGACACGCGCAGAATACGAAGCCCTATATCCGCTCGGCTCCGTCAACATTCAAGATGGCGAAAACGTCCGCCCAATGGACGACGCCGAATGGACCGCATGGATCGACGCCACCTGGAACGCGAGCAACCCGACACAAGAACAAGTCGACGCAGAACGCCTCGAGGCATACCAAACCGAATCAGACCCGCTGTTCTTCAAGTGGCAACGCGGCGAAGCAACCGAACAACAATGGCTTGACAAGATCGCCGAGATCCAAGCCCGATACCCAGATCCCGCATGATCGTCACCAGCGACGACGCTAAAACGCTCGGCCTCGCCGTCGTTCTCAGCGCCATCGTGATCATTTGTCTTTACATAGGACTCGACCGATGAACATCGCAAACCCGTCCAAAGCCATGATCGCCCTCGTCGCCCTGGTATGCGTCACGATCCTTCTCGCCACAAACAGCGTCGACCAGTCAGCCGGCACCGGCCTGATCGGCATGATCGCCGGCTACGCCGTCGGAAACGGCATCGCAGCTCGACGCGGCGACGAAGTGACCCCGATCATCGGAAAGAAGCCTTGAGATATCACAGTTGGCAACGGGACACGCCACGGCACCCGTTCGACACCTGCTCCCCGAACCTCCGCCAGATCCGCAAGTACCTCGAGGAACGCTGGGGATTCTGGAACCTCGGTTGCTACGGACGCCGGCCGATCCGCGGCGGGACCGCCTGGAGCTCGCACGCTTTCGGTGCAGCTCAGGATCTCAGTTATCGCCGTGACGACGGCCACCCGACCGCGCCATCCCGCGAATGCGTTGAGCAAGACGTCATCCCGTGGCTCATCGAGCACCATGAAGTGCTTGGCATCCAAAGGATTCACGACTACTGGGCCAAGCGTTACTGGGAAGTAGGCCGCGGCTGGATCGGCCGTCCGCCTGGAGCACAAAACGATCACCTGCACATTGAGGTCACTCCCGACACTTGGACTTGGGCGTCACCGATCTCGGAGCGCATCATGTCCGGTCCGCCACAGACCACTCAGCCGGCCGCGGTGCCTTCGTATCCTGGACAGTCAGTCCGTAAAGGATCGAAAGCCAAGGATCGCGTCAAACTGATTCAGCGTGAGCTCAAGACGCTCGGCTACAACGTCGGCCCCGTCGATGGCATCTTCGGCCCGAAGACCGACGCAACTGTCAAAGCCTTCCAAACCGACCAAGCCCTCACCGTTGACGGCATTGTCGGCCCTGAAACTTGGAAGGCTTTGTTCAACTAGCACAAGGAGGCAACTGTGCCAGACATGTCAGATTTCGAGGCCGCACGCCCAAAGCCGGCGAAAGCCAAGATGCAACAGATCATCGACGAGCTCGACGACGAACGCTCAGCGGCGCTCCAAGCGGCCCTCGACGATCTGTCCTATTCGGTGCCGACGATCAAGGCGGTGCTGAACAAGTGGGGTTATGACGTTTCGACATATCCGATCTCGGAATGGCGAAGGAAGAATGTCTAACCCGTTCGACGAGGAAGCAGAGCTGCAAGAGCTCCGCGACGCCCTCGTCAGACAGCAACGCGCCACCCGCAAAGCGCACGCCAAATCCGAAGCCATTGTCGAAGCCGTCTACCAAGCTGCTAAGGACGCGGCCGTCACACTTGGACGCGCTCCGAGCGTTCCCAAACCTAAGAGCGACCCACGGCGCAAGAACCCTGAGGTCGCGCTCATTCATGCCACCGACTGGCAGCTCGGCAAACAAACCTCCGATTACGACATCGACACCTGCCGGAAACGCATCGGCCGGTTCGCCGACAAGATCGGCACGATGACCGAAATCCAGCGGGCCGATCATCCCGTCAAAGAAGCGCATGTCATGTTTGGCGGCGACATGGTCGAAGGCCTCGGGATCTTCCCAGGGCAACCGTACGAAGTCGAAGCGCACCTGTTCGAGCAGCTGTTCGCCACCGCCGGCCTCATGGAAGACTTCGTCCGACGGATGCTCGCCATGTTCGAGCATGTCACCGTCACCTGCGAGTACGGCAACCACGGCCGGCTTGGCCGCAAGGGCGACATGCCAGGAGCCGACAACATCGACCGCGTCGCCTACAAGATCGCTGGCGACCGCCTCGAGGACGACCGAGTCACCTGGCACACGGACAGCAACTGGTACCAGATTGTCACGATCGGGAACTATTCAGCTCTGCTCGTGCATGGCGACGAAATCAAGAGCTTTGGTGGCAACACACCCGCCTACGGATTGATTCGTAAATGCAACGCTTGGTCTACCGGCGTCATCCCTGAGCCATTCGACGACGTATACGTCGGACACTTCCATACGCCGATGACGTTGACGATGGCGAACGGCCACCAGATTTACGTCACCGGTTCGCCAGAATCGGAGAATGTGTACGCCAAAGAGTTCATGGCCGCGACCGGCCATCCGAGCCAGCGTTTGCATTACGTCGACCCAGAGGCCGGCCGCGTCACGGCATCGTACCTCGTATGGCTTGACTAACGAGCGGAAAATCCGCATACTGTTCTCATCGGACCCCGACCCGATATGGAGGACAAAATGAAGACCCTGCTATGGATCGCCGTCATGGCGATCATTCCCATCAACTGCGACCCGTTGGAAATGCCGACAGAGGCCGCCGAGTACCAGCGCAACATCGACACCGCGAAGTGTGAGCAATGGTTCGGACACGCGCTAGCGATGGGCTGGGAGATCGACGACCTGCCCGTCCTCGACGAGGTCATGTGGCGCGAGTCCCGCTGTGACCCGACACAAGTGTCAGACACCGGCGACCACGGCCTCACACAAGTCAACTGGCGCACCTGGGCGCCGCTCGTCCTCGAGCTCGGCTACACGAAAGAGGACTTAAAGCATCCTGCGGTCAATCTGCTGATCGCCCGACAGATCTACGAAGACGCCGACCGCCGTGGCTGGTGTCCGTGGAAGCCGTGGTACATGAGCGGCACCTACACATGCAATGG